AGGCAAGATTGATACTGTGGTGGTTGAAATAAAACCTCATGCGCAGACGCGGCCTCCAGTGGTGATAAATAAGCCTAATAAGCGTTATATTAATGAAGTCATGACATGGGGCGTCAATGAAGCCAAATGGAAGGCTGCAGCAGTATTTTGTAATGATCGCGGTTGGAAGTTCGATATACTGACCGAAAAAGAATTAGGAATTAAGTTTTAATGGCAATTGTATTTGATACTATCATCACACAAGGTGTTCGTTCAGGACAGATTCCTGCGCGGACGAACTCTGCACGTGAGTGGTTCAGAGATACTGCTGGCAAAATGAACCGTATCAATGAGCGTGAGATGATGAAAGGCGACGTAAGTCGTATGACTACTCAGCCTCTGCTCGGATCAATGTACATGTTCTACTATGATCCGAAACATAAAGAAGAGTTACCATACTACGACAGATTTCCTCTGATCTTTCCATATAAGAAGGTCAAAGGCGGATTTATGGGGCTCAACTTACACTACTTGCCGTTGCAACTCAGAGCGAAGTTGATGGACGGTTTATATGACTTTGCAAACAACACTCGTTACGACGAGTCTACAAAGCTTAAATTGACTTATGATCTCATGACACAGGCAGCAAAGCTAAGATGGTATGCTCCATGCATTAAACATTACTTGACTTCTCACGTGCAATCAAAGTTTATGTACGTTTATCCATCAGAATGGGATATCGCGCTCTTTTTACCAACAGAACGTTTCGTCAAAGCAAGAAAGAACCAAGTTTGGATGGACACGAAAAGAATGCTAGGAGTTACTAAGTAATGTCAGGAAGTAACGAAGAATTTGATTTTACTACAAAGGCTCCGCAGCAAATACAAAGCGGCACAATTTTTGGTAAAAGCAAGACGGCTCCTGTCAGTCCTGAAAATCCTCAGGTAAGATATATCGCTACTCGTGGTGCCGGCGGAGGAAAAACTGTCGGATTCTTTGAACTTAATGACGGCGTAAATCCTCCGCAGCGAATTACAGATGAAGCTGCTCGAGGTTTTATTCAAACACGTAAACTTGGTTCTATAAACACTAATACTAACGTTTTACCTAATTTATCTCCAGACCAAGAAGTAAATAAGAGTCCTGCTGGAACCGCAGGCGCAGGAGCTGCAGCCGGAGGAGGACCACTAACTCCTTTGCCAAAGGCAGTAATTGAAGATCGCTTAAAGGGTGAAGGTGTCAACACTAATCTGGAATTATACGAAAGAGATGCCAAAGGCAGTAATACTGGTGTATTGAAAGCCAGCACCAGCAATGAAGCGTTTTCTAATAATAGACGTCAAGGCCAAAGCTTTAATATTGGAAGATTTAGAGCTGAAGTTTCTGGGGCCGACAGTGTACTACCTACACACAGCTTCTTAGTAGTTTTTTCTCCGATGCCATGGGCAATACAAAAGTTTCCAGTAGATGCTGGAAATCTCGATTCGATTCTTACGATGAGATGTGATAACGTTGTTCTTCCTTCGATTAATCTATTGCAAGAACAAAACATTCGAAGATACGGATTCGGTCCGGTTGAAAACGTAGCATACGGCGTAAATGTCGGAGACTTTACTCTGCAATTTATCGTTGATAAAAATGCATTTGTCGTACAATTTTTTGAAGAGTGGTTGAATAAGATTGTTAATCGCGACTCTTTTGGTGGCGCGAATATAAATAATGTTCTTGCCGGCGGCCGCCGACCATATGAGATCGCATATAAAGATACTTATGCATGTAGCTCAATAAACGTATTCGTATATGACAGATCTCAAAACAATGTCATGGAATACAATATATATGATGCGTTTCCTACTGGCATTCAAAGCATGAATATGTCATGGAGCGAAGAAAACACGTTGATGAAATTAAACATCACTTTTTCTTTTACCGATTTTAGAATTAAACAAAGCCCAGCAAAAGATAAACAAGGCGGCGCGTTTGGTTCTTCTGTCGATTTTCAAAACGCTCTTGTAAATGGTCCGAAAATGACCGATGCCGAACTCAAAACTTTCTTATCGTCGACTCGCGGTTTGGATCCGCTAGTCACAGTCGGTTCGCTTACAGATTTAACTAAGGAAACTATTACAATCGGCGATGGAGCTAGAACGAGAGGTTCGCCTCCTCCGCTTCCACCAGCCACATTTCAAAAAGCCATCGTAACAGATGTTGGAATTCCTACGTCACGTGATATCTTTGGACAACCACTTACAAATGCATAATTTTAAATCTAGGAGAATATATAATGCCTTTACCAAAAATCGATCAACCACTCTTTGATGTGACTGTGCCCTCTTCGGGCAAAAAGATCCTCTTTCGACCGTTCTTGGTGAAAGAAGAAAAGATCTTACTGATCTCTCAGCAAGGTGGAGAAGATACTGATGTAATCAGAGCCATCAAACAGATCTTAAGACTGTGCGTGCAAGACGAAGATTTTGATGCCGATAAGCTTACAACTTTTGATCTTGAATATTTGTTCTTAAAGCTTCGCGCAAAGTCAGTCAACAACATTGTCAAGCTATCTTATCGTGATAACGAAGACGACAAGGTTTATGACTTCGAACTGAATCTTGATACGGTTGAAGTCGAAATGCCAGAAGGCGTCGATTCGACTATTAAACTCTCTGATAATGTTTCGATGATCATGAAATATCCGAGTGCGAGCATCACCGATAAGATTACGCAGTTTGACAATGAAGTCGATCTCATGACTTTCTTTATTATTAACTGTATCGATACGATCTTGACAGAAGAAGAAATCTATCCTGCTTCTGAATACAGTGACAAAGAACTTGAAGAATTTCTGGATCAACTACCGGTCAATTCTTTCGAAAAGATTCGTGAATTCTTTGAGAAGATGCCGAAGCTGTATCATAAGATCGAATATAAGAATGAACTTGGTAATGATAGGAGTATCGAGTTAAAGAATCTCAAAGATTTTTTTATGTGGCGTTGAGTCATAACTCGCTACAAAACTATTATAGTATGATCTTTGCTTTGGCTCAGCATCACAAATATTCGATTACTGAGATTGAAAGTTTGATACCATATGAAAGAGATCTTTATGTTGATTTATTGATGGCTCATCTTGAAGAACAGAAACAAGAAATAGAGAGTAGAAGAAAGTAATGGCGCCAAGAGTCGCAGGATTAGCAGCAAAACTCGGCGTAGAAGTCGTAGGAGAAACCATTGAAGGTGTCTTCGGTCTTGCTTCTGCGACAGTCACTGCTGCGGGTGAAGCCGCAAAAGGTGTAGGCATGGCCGTCGGCGGTGCACTTCAAGGCGCCTTAAGTCCTGCTCCAGTTACTATTATCAATAGTGTCGGTATGGCAGGTGGAGCCGGCAAAGCGAAGGTAACAGGCGGCGGAACAATACCTGTCGGTCCTAAAAAATCTGCCAAGCCTGCTGTCAATTCGAAGATGGCGACTGAAAAGCTATTAGTTGTAGCAGTCAATTATCTTTCTTCAATTGAAAAAACTCTCGTAGATCAACTTAATTTCGAAAGAATTGCAGCTGCTCAACAAGCGCAAGCTCAGCGAGAAGCTGCTATTGAAGGCGGAGGAGAATCTGCGAGTCCTTATAGATCTTTAGGCGAAAAACTTGGCGCGATTAAAGAAGCTAGCGCCGATAAAGTTGCAACAGCAACAAAGGTTATTCTCGGCGGAGCAGCCTTGGCTTCACTCGGCCTTCTCAGTCTTGGACAACTCGATACAACCGAATTAGATAGACTTAAGCAAAATTGGCAAGAATTTCAAGATAATATTCAACCTATAGTTGATGTTGTCAACAAAGTACAAGAATTTATTGGTGACGAAGCTTCTCTTGGTGCTGCAATTGGCTTTTATCTTGCTGGACCTAAAGGCGGACTCATCGGACTTATCACTGGCCTTGTTTACGATTTAACTGGTAGCCCAGAATTAGCAGCTGCGGCAGGAGGCACTACTGCTCTCCTTTCATATTCAAAAAGAGCTCGAGCACTAGCTGGTAAAGGAGTCAAAGCGG